ATCTTCATGGGTCTTGAGATATTTGCGCAGCGCGTCGAGGCCGATGATCTCCTTATAGTCGCCGATCGGGATTCCGGCCTTCGCCATGATCTCCTTCGCCTTGGGGCGGTCGAGTTCAAGCTCGGCGCCGCGGCGGCAACCCCAAACCCGCTTGCCCTGAGACGCAAGATAGCTTTGGAGGTCGCCTTCGTAGCAGTCGGGGAAAACGTACAGGTCGATCTCGTTGTTCTCGATGAACGGCCACGGGTCGGTTACGCGCTCGATAGTCTCGTCTCCGCCGCCGATCAAGAGGCCGCGCGAGGTAGGGTATCCACTGGCCCAAGGTGCGAAATATAGCACGCGTCCGAAGTCCTCAGCGAGCCGGCGCGCGATCTCGACGAAGATGCCTGAATCGTAGACCAAGACCGTGAGGCGTTTCGGATCGAAGTCGGCCATCACGCGAGCCTCAGCATGGAAAAGTCGCTCCGGTCGATAAACTCAAGCCCGTAGCCCTCGACGATCGGCGCGATTTGGTCGGCGCTGAAATGACGGCAGGACGCGATGAGGAGATAGGCCCCTGTATGTAAATCCCACGTGTCGAGAGCAAGGAAACTCTCGCTAATTGGCTGAATAATAGTCGTCCCTTGGCCTCCCTTGCCGTCCTCAGTCGGATAACGCCACACAGTAGCGTCGCCGGCTGGCGTCATCCCGAGCGCGAAAGTTAGGTCCATAAGAAATGCGCGCCAGTCCCATTCGCGCCGCTGGCCGCGCAAGGCGAAGCCCTGCATGTGGATTCTCTTGCCGAGCGTCACTTCATCGTTCACCTGGATCGCCCTTCATTTTGTCGAGCTGCTTCGGGCTGATCACGCCGCGGAAGGCGAGTTTCTTCGCGCCCTTGGGAAGACGCTTCGGCTTGCCAGAGAATGTAACCGATTTATTATTCGTCGAGGTCGCCGATTGAGCCATCGTCTTCGTCCTCATCGTCGGCGTAATCTAGCCATTCGTCGGGCCGATCGAAGGCGTCTTCGTCGTCGGGGATGATGATAAGAAGCTCGTCGTCATCCGTGGCCGCGTCTGGCATAGCCGATTTGGTCGCCCGCGACAATAGCCCAAAGAGTGTGGTCCCGCCAAACATCATTGACTTTCCCATAGGATCGAGCGTCGCCCTCGTATGAGAATCCGCACGCCTTGAGGAGCCGCTGGGAAGGCGCGTTCGACGGCAGGGTTGACGCCTCTACCCGGTGAAGTCCTATCGGCCCGAGCGCCCAGCGCAAGCCGGCAACGGTCGCGTGATAAGCGAGGCCGGAACCGGCAAACTCACGACCGATCCATCCCTCGACAACAGCACTCTGAGCGCCACCACGCCGGACGCCTTGAAAAGACAGGAAGCCAAAGAGCGCATCGTCTCGCTTTCGGAAGGCGAAAAGCGAATAGGCTCGGTCGTGCGCGAGTTCGTCATGCCATCGGACGAGATTGCGCGTGAACGCCTCTGGCGTCGGCTCACCGAATTCTGCCTCGTATGGCGACACGAAGTCGCGCGACCCGGTTCGGAGCGCCGCCCATGCCTCATAGTCGGCCAGGAACGGAGGGCGAAGATAGATGCTTTCGCCGATGATCACAATTCAGTCCTTGCGCTTGTCTCAGAATTGTCCCGTAATTGTCTTATGAGTAACATCGGACGGAGATTTCTCAATGTGGACAGCCGCGATGGCGACGGAGCGCCGGATAATGAAAAGCCTGGGCGACAGCGGATGGACCTGCCAGGGACAGTTCCATCCGTGCCGGTGTTACGAGGAAACACTACCACAAGTGTCCTACCGCACGCCCCGAAAGTGTCAACATCCGCGCGAGCGGAACCGTTGGGTGAGCTACATGCGGTTCCTGCGAAGAGGGGGCGACCCCGCATTGAGGAAGCGGCCGACACATTGACGGCGCAAAAGCCATGGGCCGGGCTCATGAGCCGATCGACTTGGTATCGTAGAAGGAAGGAAGAGAAATGATCGACATCATAGCGGCGGCTATCGGTAAAACAATCCCTGGTTATGACGGGGCAATACCCGGCGACAGTATAATGGCAAGCACACTTCGCGATGCGGCGAGAGCCGTATTGGCTGAATTTACCAAACACGACGGCATTGCCGAAGTTATTCCACCGCATGACTACAAAGCTTTAATCGCTTATCGTCAGATGAAAGCGCTAGAAACCATCGCTAATCATATATGCAATGAACAATCTGATAAAAAACAGAATACAGAGTCTACCGAGGACGATGTCCTCATTGATTTAGAGAATTTACTAAGGAAGCATGGTTTTTCGTTAAATAGTTAATACATCATATTCCTCATGTTCGCGATGGACGTCCGAATATCCATCGCGAGCCTTGGGCTTCTCAGCGCTCGGTCCTTGGCCAGACAGCATCTTGTCGACGAGTAGGCCAATCTTTCCAAGCGCGTCGACCTGATCGTCGTGGACCCCGGCCGGGAACTTGAGCATTTCCGCTTCGAGGTCCGCTCGATATGGCGCGTCGGCTAGGATACGCAGGCCCTTCGTGGCGATGAGCCCTCGAAAAGACTGCGCCATGACGGCCTTGTCAGCCCTCGGCGTGAATTGCTCCCGAGCGACGAAAGCGTTGCGGGCGTTCATCTCACGCAGCAGAAATGGCCCTACGCCGCTCTTTATTTGCCCCGATTCTTCCGCCCATCCCATCGGCTTCCACTTGATGACAAGATCGCAGAACGCGTCGACCCACTCGTCAGCCGCCGCCTGCTTGCGCCAGAGGTCCACGACCCACGGATTGCCGTCAGGATCGATCCCGAGCACCGCATGGACCGTGTAATCGCCGCCGCCCGCTGTGACGGCATAGTCGGACCCGCCGTAGATCCGCAGGCTGTCCTTAGGCGGAAGTTGCGTGACGGGAATGAGCCATTCGCGCTTGAAATAGTCGCCAGTGTCGGGCGTCGGCTCTTGCTGATAGAGCGCCTGCCATGTGCGCGGATCGCCAGCGAGTTCGGACTTCCGATCACGAAGGAACCTACCATAATCGTAGCCGGTCGGATCATCCCAAAGCATTGTGCCAATTGGCCTGCCAAGAGGGTCGCTTTCCCGCCCAAGGCTTTCGGCCCGGACTTTCAGCCTCCGATATGGCCTGCCGATTGCGTCGAGTTGCGCTACAAGCCGCCCGGCAAGATCGTCCTCATGAAATCGCTGGTGCATGATGACGCGCCGCGCACCGGGCTTGAGACGCGACGAGAAATCAGACGTGTACCACTCCCAAACGCGGTCTCGAATCCGCCTGCTTTCCGCATCCTCACGCGACCCAAACGGGTCGTCGATTATTCCAAGATCGCCGCGAAATCCCATAATGCCAACGCCGACGCCGACCGCGTAATACTCGCATCCGTTCGTCGTCGCCCATCGGTATGCCGCGGAACTGTCGCCAGCGAGACCATATCCAAGCACCGGGCTGGCTTCTGAAACAAGGTTTCGCGTTCGCCTTCCCCATCGCTCGGCAAGTTCGCTCGAGTGCGAAGCGGATATGACGTTCCATCCCTTGTTTCTCGCAATCGCCCAAGTCGGGAACAGGTAGTTCACATATGTCGACTTGGCCGAACCTGGAGGCATTTCGATAAGCAGGATTTCCGTCTCACCGCGCTCGACTGCCTCTAACTCGCCAATGAGCAAAGCGTGATGAGCGGCGGGCTTGAATCCTTGGCTATCCGCAAATTCAGTTAAGCTTCCCCGGACGCGGCGGCGGCGTAATATCTCCCGTGCGGCCCGTTGCTGCGATTCTGTATAGCTCATCGTCGCTCATGTCTGAGAAATCGCCCGGCTTGCCATTTTCTCTCTTCTCGACGATCAAGCCGGCAACCTTGCCCTTGCCCATTGATGCGGAAATCATCGCGGCGGGTTGCCGAAGTTCCTCAGCGAGCTTTCGCGCGGTTTCCAACTCAGCGAGTAGGCTTTCGACCGTCACCTCGGCGCGTTTCGCCCCCTTGTTTTGAAGCTCTACAATTCTGGCGCGTACCTTAACGTCCCTTAGCATTCTGGACGCGCTTGCGTCAGCGGCCGGAATCGATCTTACGCTATATCCCGCGCTTTTGTAAGCGTCCCGGCCGTTGAGACCCTTAACAATCGCTTGAGCGAACAATTCCTGTCTGGCGTTATCCAATGCGGACATGTCTCTGCCTATCACGGTATTCGATATGACGACATGCCTTGGGGGGGTCGACGGGCTTGCCAGAGATTTGAGCTTCGTCCATCGCCTCTCGCCAGCACAAGCACGGCGTGTTGATGTCACACATATCGCCTTCGGCTTCCCCTTCCGGGATTGAGTGGCGGTCGCGAGACGGGCGATTCACATGCACTCCGAATAAATCCAGGCTTCCGCATTTGCTCGTCATGCGACCGGCGTACCCTACCGGCGTGGCGCTATCGAATGCGGCGTTATTTGCGCGGTCCGCCTGGGAAGACGCCGCGGGAGCGAGCGCCACGACGAACTAGAAACTGGTTGCGCAGGACAGATTCGAACTGTCGGCCTTCTGGTTATGAGCCAGACGAGCTACCGGGCTGCTCCACCGCGCAATAGGGACCGTGGCGGCTTCGACACAGGAACTCAACCTGCCGCCCCGCACGAAGGATCGATCCAAAGGGGGCATGGACCGAGCTTCGTCTTCGCTAACCCGATGACGGAATTGCCGTTTCCGGCACGACCTAATCGGGCAACGTGTTGAACAATATTGCTTTGCGAGCGCGTCGTCAATATCCGTTTCGGGCTTCGCACCGCGAAACTATTTTTCATTCGGCGCTTGACTTTATGCGGCATTTGCCGCATACCAAATCATCGAAACGGAGCAAGCAAATGACCAAAACTCGCAAAATCGACCTCGCCCCGGCAATGGCCGCTATCTGGGGCATTTCGGAACCCGCCGCCCGCATTCGCGAAACAATGCTCGAAACGACCGATAGCTTCCGCGAGACCGACGCGGACGGGAATGAGTGGGCGCAAATCTATCTCGACAACGCCATCCCGACCGGCATGAGCCGCCGATCTTTCGCTGGCTACCTCCGAGCGCTCCAGCGAGCTGGCCTTTACAAAACCCAAGGCGACGATTGCTTCGGCATGGTCCGCATCTGACACTAAACCGGAGCCCTTCGGGGCTCCTAACCAGGAGAATGAAAATGACTAAAGACGAAGCTGCTGAGAACCATGACCGCCGCGTTAGGTTCTGGTACGCAAAATTCTACCAAGACGGGGTTTGTTCCGACCCTGTCGGCTGGGCACACTGCTGGCGGGCCGCCCAGCAGCAGTATTGGGAGGACATCCGAAAGGCCGCCCTCGCCGATTAGGCCCAGGAGTACATGGGCCGCATGTGGTTATAGGCCGAAACCGGGCAGTCGCCCGGTATGCCGGTTACGCCGGCACTGACGAGGCCCGACCGATCGTTAGGGGCCTGGACTACCAGCAAAGCGCCGGTCCAGGAAATCCCGCGACGGAAACGAAATGGAGAACCAAGAGGTAGCCTAGAGCGCCGCGCCGACGAGGTGCGGGGACGTGGGAGAGAGGCCCGCCAGCCGCCATTTTTGGCTGTAGCTCAACATCCTCTGACATATCCGCCGGCCTCGCCAGAACTCAACCGGAGCCCTTCGGGGCTCCTATCAAAGGGGAATGAAAATGGACAACCTCTACAGTGGTTATTGGGCCTTCCTGGCCGAAGAAACCCGCGCGGCCGACAAGTGGGCCTGCGAACAGCTTTTCGGTCAACATCCCCAACGCGGCGCGTTGGTTTGGTGCTGACCGTCTAACCCCAACAGCGCCCTACGGGGCGCAATCAAGGAGCACGCCATGACGAAGTACACGACCACGCTCAACCGCATCCGCGCGTGCCACCCTTGCGGAATTGACCCGCGCAAAAAGCCGCTGAAAGGCTACCAAAAGCTGAAAGCCTTCCTCGGACCGGATTACGGCGACGATACGCCCATCCCCTACGTCGTCATCGCCGAAAGCAACGGCCTCGACGACGCGCTTTGGTGCTGTCGCGCCGAACCTCAATATGCAAAGGAATGGCGGCTCTATGCCGTGTGGTGCGCGCGTCAGGTAGCGCACTTGATGACCGACCAACGGTCGAAAGATGCTCTCGACGTGGCGGAAAGGTTCGCCCTTGGCGATGCCAGCCAAGAGGAATTGGACGCCGCCAGGACCGCCGCCTGGGCCGCCGCCTGGGCCGTCGCCAGGGACGCCGCCAGGACCGCCGCCTGGGCCGCCGCCTGGGCCGTCGCCAGGGACGCCGCCAGGGACGCCGCCAGGGACGCCGCCAGGACCGCCGCCTGGGCCGCCGCCTGGGACGCCGCCAGGGACGCCGCCAGGGACGCCGCCAGGACCGCCGCCTGGGCCGCCGCCTGGGCCGTCACCTGGGACGCCGCCAGGGACGCCGCCAGGGACGCCGCCAGGGCCGTCGCCAGGGACGCCGCCGGGGACGCCGCCAGGACCGCCGCCAGGACCGCCGCCAGGACCGCCGCCTGGGCCGTCGCCAGGGACGCCGCCAGGGACGCCGCCAGGGACGCCGCCAGGACCGCCGCCTGGGCCGCCGCCTGGGACGCCCAACTCGCAAAATTCATCGAAATATTCGGAGACCGACCATGATCCGCATCATCATCGCCGCCGGCTATGCCGCTGGCCTCATCTTCACCGGCGCTATTGTCGCCATCGCGTTTCTCGCTTGAAAGGATCCCGCCATGTCTCAACCCCCGTTCTGGCTCGACGAATTCCCATCCCCTACCCGGATTCCTCGTCGAGTTATTCCTCCGCCTCCCAAGATGACGTCCCCCGGCCGATTCGGATTCCTCGCTGTGTGGGCCGTGTTCATTTTGGCCTGCCTCGCGTTTTGGTGGGGCATCGTCGTTGCGCTCCGATGGTCAATGGGATGGTGAGCTATGAGTGACGCCAAAATCCGAGCGTTCGAAAAGATCAAGGAATCACACGCCAAGTTTCGGGCGCGCGAGTTTCTTCGCGCCGCGTGTCTTCTCGACGACGCCGCCGAGATCCTGAAATCTGCCGGCGAGTGGACCCGCGACGATACATGCACGACGATTGTTGCATTGCGGCGACGCATGGCCGAATTCGCGGAGGAGGTAACGATTTGACCTCCGCAGAATTCGTCGCGTGGTGCAACCGCATGGGATTCGGCAAGCGCGACGCGGCCCGTGCACTTGGCTGCGATCGCGATACCACAGCGAGATATTGGACGGGGGCCGTCACAATTCCCCATCCGATCTCGCTGGCGTGTGCGGCTCTTGAACACCTTCCGCCGATTATTCTCGATCGGGCGACGGGTCGGCGATGAATGCCTCCCATGAAGGGAAGTATGCCAAATGGCCTATGCCGTTCTATATCGAATGGCATAGGCCGAAAGTAGTATATACGGTAATATTTTGGAAATTACCTATTAAGTAAGATGGTTGGTGTCACCCGCCCCGGCCCCTGCTTCCTACCCCATATCCCTTCCCCGCCTCACTTCTTGGCGGGCCACTTTCTTTCCCCTGAAAGGCCGCGCGCGAGTGTCGCAACCCATAAAATACGTGTCAATCTGCCATTAGGCCGGGTTTGGATAGGCTAGTCGGCATATGCCAAATGGCCTAGTCCGTTTGGCCTATGCCAAAGCGATCGGGGATAAATCGCGCGAAAATTCTCGGCCTATTTCGCTTGCGGGTTCCCTCGCAGGCGAGGCGGTTGATTTTCCTTGCCGCGTCTCTGCACTCGATGCGAGCTACGGTCTCGGCATTGTCGGCCATGACGGGATAGGGGACGACGAGGCCGCATTCCCACACCAGCCGCTTGATCTCGACGGGCTGGGCGTCATGGACCGCCCATTCGCGGGGTGTGAAGCGTCCGTTCATTCCTCGCTCCTCGGATAGACAGGCGGCGAATCGTGCGGCCACTCAATCCAGTCGCTCCAAACTCCATGATGCGCCGGGCAGGGACCGTGGTCGATCCAGCCACACGCCACGAACGACGCCGTCATGTGGTGGGGCGAGTAGAGGAACGTCCGCCACTTCATCGCCGCACCCTGTCTACGCCGTCGCGCCGCTGGAATCT